ATATAGCTTCAGGCTTATCTTTTTCCAGAATTGGTTCTTCTTCTTTTTCTGGACTGATCACTTCTGGCTCAACATCTTCTAACTCTTCATCAGGAACAACTTGTGCAGTTTTTTGACTAAGTTTATTTTTTATAAGCATAATATGACCATCAGAATCTTTAAGCAAAGATTCCATGAAATCACCTACTGCAAATCCATTTTCCTTAAACCATCCATCAGAAACTTCAAGAGCAAACTTGCAAGGACAGCTTGATTTTATGCTTGTCAAATCATGCTGCTTAATTCTTTTTAAATCTTTTATAGTTCCATGCTCATCAATAAAAGCGATATCAAGAGGAATAAAAGTATTCATTCCCCAAAAGCTTAATGGCTTTGGACCGTCAAAAACAAACAACATACCAGAATCAGGTTGAAGTTCTTTTCTAAACATAAGCCCTTGACTCTGCTTATAGGGAGTCTTTGCTAGCTCTACAAAAATTTTCTTGCTGTCTTTAATCGACTTCATGAAATTTAAAGCCTTTGTATTTTGCCCTTATACTAAAATCGTCAGCACCATCTGCCTCCATAGATATTGTCAATTTATGAGAAACAGACCTTGGAATATCAATATCAATATCATTCCAAAAACCACTATGTTTTAAAAAGTCCATACAAGAAGAGCGATCTCGCTCATTTTTATATTTATAATACAATTGTATCATAATCTAAATATGCCAGCCGTTCTCGGTAATAAACCTTCCTGATGAGACTCAATACTACTCTTGTTCATAGGCTGACCGCCAATATTTGTCTTTAATGCAAAAGTGCAGTCATCATCTGATAGAATCATTTTTTCAAGCAACTTACTACCATTTTTTGTAATATGAACATTTGATGTATCGCCAGCTATGAGACCAGCCATTTGTAATTCAATAAAATCAGTAGTTGGCATTGCAAGAGGCTTTGCCATTTTAATATGACCATCTTCGCTCATTGCAGACACAAATATTGAATACAAATTTTTAGCTTGATTTGAATTTATGCTAATAACATTCATGCCGTTTAACGTGAATGTTCCACGCTGCATGAGAAAATCGACAATAGAAGATTGATTATGCTTTTTCACGGATTACCCCACATGTTTGCTCTATATGGATACGAAGTCTCGTAGCCAGCTTCCTGCGAGCCACCTGGCATCAAGTACGGCTCATTGCGCAATTCACGCCAATAAAAACCAATTTTTGTATCACTTGGCGCATTATCTTCTAGTCCCAATTTATAACGTCTCTGATTTTGCTTTAAGTCCTGCCTGCCGTACGTTTCATCATTAATGTCATTCCATTCGAATACTCTTTCTTCTGTGGGAAGATCAAGATTAGAATATGGGCCTTGAATGGAAGAATTCATGCCAACGCCAGTTCCAGATGCAATCTTTGGCATCAACTGAGAAGAAGATCTTTTATGTCTCTTGATGAGATACTTCAAATATCCTATTTTTTTAAGATTATATTCATATATCTCAATCATAGATAAAACGACAGCAGCCTGTTCTGCAGTAGATTGACTTAATCTGTCTGCAGCAATTTGCGTTAGCTTTTTTATATGAGAAGCAGATGGACTAACATTGATTACAGAATTGTGCGTCTTGCGATAAAGTCTTATCATCGCCTTTTGAAGCACACGAAGACCATGAACTGTAATTCCTCCAGCCAAAGCCTTGACATGAGTCTCGACCATATCCCAAGCATTCTTTAATTTTTCTATCTGTTCATCTTCCAACATCTTCATTCTAGATTCAAACAAATCAATAGAGTCTGATGTAGAACCGTCTAAAGATACAACTTGTCCATTAGCTATTGCATAGCCATAGTAGGTCAGTTCTGCTTCGATTGCACGCAAAAGAGATTCATGCATTTTTGCACTTTTGCCCTATTAAATCAGATGCGTAATCTTCAGAATATAATAAAGTAAAATAACGGCATAAATTACGCTTGTTATTTTGCTTTACTTTTTTAAGTTTATTTTTAAAATTGGAAGATGTTAGTTTTGTCAAATATCTATTTCCTCGTTGTTCTCACCTACAAATATTGTATCAGATTCTGGTTTGAATACTGTAGGCTTGGACTCCGAGATTAATTTGTCAGGATTACTAACTTTTTCCTTTGTTTTAGGCTTAAGCGATGTTGGCTTTTTCTTAAAACTTTTGCGAGAATCGGAAGTTTCATCAATAGACACCTTGCCTTCATCCTTTACGACGACAGGAGGAGTAGCAGTAGCGGCTTCCTCTTCAACGCTAATCAATTTCATTTCTACTAGCTTATTAAGCTCATAGCAAGTTGGATCATCTTCGAGTACAACAACACGATGGCCAGGCATAATTGGACTCTTTAGACTAGCACTAACAATAGTCTTCTTTGAATTGTTAACATAAATTTTCTTTTTTGCACCAGCTGCGATCTGAGCATCAACATCAACAGCAGAAATGTACCCATTATGTATTGCCCAAACAAGCTCATGATGACCAGTTTTATCTTTTGATACGTCAAAAGTAGAATTCTTTTTTAGAATTAAACTTAAACCGCCGAGAACAATCTCGCCAACAACTTTGTCTGTAGTCTTAAATTGCATGATTATATCCTTTTCTTAGAAAGATCGCCCGTCAATTGACCTGGCTTTCTATCTTTGTCGTCAGACATCAATGAAAAAACACGTCTACGCCTAGAAAGAGGATTGTCGTCTGTAGTAAAATTTAATTCCTGACCAGACTCACCATACGGCAAAACTCCATCGTCACGGTCAGATACGGAATTAAATGGATGGTCGGGATCTTGGTCAGCCCAAGGATGCACATAGTCCGAAGGTAAAATATGATCGAGAGTACTGTCTCCGCCAATAGAACCAGAAGCATCAGGCGGCTCTAGGCCGATACCCTGATTGCCAAGCATAGTAAGCTTGGGAGACTCTCCGCTATTAGGAGGGATATAACGCCTATAAGGATCCCCTCTGTCGAGAGGATTTTCAAATGCTGCTGGCCAACCTGTACCGCGTCTAGCAATTTTAATCATTATGATTGCAGTATTTTGCGCTTTTTCTGAATGATAGATTTTATTACATCAGTCTCTTCTTTATTCATTTCACGACCTGATGAAGCAGCCTTAAATGCAACATAATATGCAGCAGCATCAAGCTTTTTAATAGAGTCTAAATCTCCAACGGTATGCATTGGCTTTACTGCAGAGCGTTCACTAATATTTTTTAAATTTTCCTGAACATCTTCTCCAGGAACGCCATCAAAATTCTGGAATCTTTCTGGATTTGTTACTAAACCATTTGCAGATGCAGGCACATTGGCGGGCACCTTTTTGCCGCCTTTACCCATATATTTTTCAAACAAGTCGTGTTGCTTTGTAAGCTCTTTTTCTGCCTTAGCGTATGCTGCACGATATGCCTGATCATGCTTTTCAGTAGCAACAGAGATACGAGGAACTTCCTCGCGGAAATCATCGTTTTTGCGCACAGAATATTCAAGCTCTTTGTCCATACGAGCTTCTGCAATCTGATGATCAGAATTACTCTCCTTGCTCATACGGGCTTCAATTATAGCTTTTGACTCTTCTTTATCCTTACGCTCGAAGTTTTTTTCAACAATCATCGGATCTTCTTCAGCATATGTGCCTTGATCCTTACGGGAATTCTCCAAGCCAACATTGTGATGAGAAGCAGTTTTAGTAACATCGCTTCCAGAAAACCAGGATTTGACCCACTTATTTAAGTTAAACATTTTAGAATCTTGTGCTCCATTTTCTTTGTTCCGAAGTAGAATCAAGTGGAATACCCTGCATCCCACGGAATACGACTCCGTCTGTCATTGAATTTACTCCCATTCTAACTAATAATCCTTGAGGGAGACGTTCAAACGTTTCATGCATACAGGCATACGCTGCACCTGCAAGGGCGTCAACAACATCGTCAGTTTTGACTAATCCATCTTTCTTGGCAAATACTCTATAGCCAGTGGGGGTGTAACGGCGCTGCAAATAAAGCATTTCATCTCGCAAAAGATCATGATTTGGTATTTGAATGCGTGATGCTGATGCTAAATCGTAAAGATTATCATATATAATAATTTTATATCTTTTAGTAAATCGAGTCATTTTTGCTGGAATGCTATGTTTGCGTAAATGGTCAATACTATGTTGTGAATTCCACTGATCAAATGTAACCATTTCAAAATTAAATTTGCGACTCAGATTAATTATATAATTATCAACTTCTTCATTAAGAATAGGCTTACCATCTAATGGTTGCCAGTACTTAAGGTGGTCTACTACTACTTTGAAATCCGTTTTATGTGTCTCTGGATTTAAAAACGTTTCTCTGTGACAAACACACAGTGCATAATTGTGAGATGAAGTTGCTGGATCAAGATGACAGAAATAACTAAAACCACTTTCTCCATGGTCTTTCAGCTTCATGTTATTATAAAAACACTTTTCAACCATATCTCTTGTAAAGAATGTCTGACCAGCAGTACCGCTAAATTCCCCACCGAACTCCATCATGAATTCTTCTTCTGTCATGTTAGAGAACTTTTCACGAAGCAATTCTCTAGTCTGCGTTGGATTCACTATCCACGTTGGCAACTTACACATCACACGATGAGAAACTGATGGAGACTTACGATAAAGATCATAAAAAATTCCTTCCTTACCACGAGGAGAACTAATGCAAATAATTTTACCATCATAAATATCATTTACTACTTTGTTGCCATATGGATCAATAGAAGTTTCTTTACGAACATATGTCGCTGTTGCAGGGGCAAGCGTTCTATATATACTTTCACCACCACTACTGCCCGCCGTCTGCTTATACAGACCGATCTCGTCCAACAAAAGACAATAGCAAGAAATACCTGCCAATGAATCAGAGTTACTATGACCACATCGAATGATGACAGATCCTGGATTCTTAGAAAGACCACGAGCTTCCAGTTCTGCGTTTTTAATCTTATCAGCAGGAGTCAGAAGATGTATTTGATCAGAAAGAATACCTTCTGGTATAATTTTATCAGCAAAATAATTGCTATTAATAATTTTATCTTTTATTTCGTTAAATAAAACTTGCGCCTGTGTCGAACTATTTGCGACAGTCAAGATAGTAAAAGGAGCACCAGATCCCAAGTTATAAAGCCTGTATGGATCTCCATAAGGAGACTCAAGAAGCTTTGCTGCCTCATAACATGCCAATATTGAAACAATAAAATCTTTGCCGCTATTGTGACATATGAATCCCTGACTTACAAAATTTTGCAAATGCTTTTGATCACTCACCTGCAAATCAAATGTTCTTTTTTTACCGACATGTTCTATAGACCTTATATTAAAACATGAATACGGCAATGAGCTGTCATGGTTTGAGTCTTTATCAATTATT